TGGCTACGGATATCTCGTCTGAAGATCAGATTAGACAAGTTGCTACAATTTCAGGAAACAATGATCAAGAGATTGGAGAGTTAATTACTACAGCTATTGAAAAAGTTGGAAGAGAAGGTATTGTTACAATAGAAGAATCTAAAACAGGAGAAACAAGTCTTGAAATTGTAGAAGGAATGCAGTTTGATCGTGGATATAAATCTCCATACTTTGTGACAAACAACACAACAATGAATGCTAATCTTGAGGATCCATATATTCTTTTATATGATGGAAGAATCTCAACAGCTCAAGAGTTAATTCAAGTCTTAACTAAAGCTAACTCTGAAAATAAGCCACTATTAATTATTGCTGAAGACATTGGAGATGAAGCTCTTGCAACTCTTATTGTAAATAAAATGAGAGGAATTGTAAATGTATGCGCAGTAAAAGCACCAGATTTTGGAGAGAGAAAGAGTCTAATAATGGAAGATATCGCAATAATTACTGGAGGTCAAGTCCTATCTAAAGAAAAAGGGCATAAGTTAGATAAAATTACATCACTACAGTTTAATGAATTGCTAGGAAAATCTAGATTAATTAATGTTTCTAAAGAGACAACAACTATTATTGATGGTAAAGGTGAGCAAGAAAAGATTGAAGTAAGAGCTACTGAAATTAAAGATCAAATAGAAAAGGCTCAGTCTTTCTACGAAAAAGAAAAACTACAAGAGAGACTTGGCAAGTTAGTAGGAGGTGTAGCTATCATTAATGTAGGAGGCAACTCAGACATTGAGATTAAAGAAAAGAAAGACAGATTAGAAGATGCACTATACGCAACAAAAGCTGCTTTGCTTGATGGAATTGTCCCTGGTGGTGGAAGTGTTTTATACCAAGTTGCAAGAAACCATAGATCAGAAGAGAATAAAAATGTTGCTATTGCTAGAGAAATTGTGAGAGTAGCTTTGCAAGCTCCATTTAAGAAGATACTATCTAATGCTGGAATTGAAGATTGGTGGAATTATATCCCTGGACATGGTGAAGTTTATGACGCAAAAAATCACCAAATTGTAAATGCACTAGAAGCCGGAATTATTGATCCAGCTAAAGTTGTGATCACTGCGGTTAAAAACGCTGCATCAGTAGCAGCAACAATCTTAACAACTGAGTCGGTTATTTTTGAAAAGCAAGACAAAGATGAAAAGCCATCTAATCCTGGACTAGGAATGATGTAAGTTTTAAACTTTAAAGTAGGCCTCTATCTATATGGTAGGGGCCTTTTTATTTACTAAGAATATTAATTATCCAATATCAAATAAAAGTTTTATATTTGATAAAATACAAGTTATGAATATATTAGAAGAAGCAAATAACATAGTTTTTAAGCGTGCTCAAGAAAAAGATAGACAGTATGGGTCTTTCTCTGGCGGAATGGAAAGAATGTCTAAGTTAGCATCTATAATGTGTGATAAACAAATCACTGTAGAAGACTGCTATAAAATCATGATAGCACTTAAACTATCTAGAGAATCATACAATAAAAAATACGACAACTTATTAGACGCTATTTCATATATGGCAGCTATGCAAGATCATTTTAAAGAAGAATACGAAAAAACAAAGTAATGAAAGTACAAGTTATAAGAAACGTAAAAACCCCAACTAGAGGAACAAGTCAATCAGCAGGAATAGATTTTTTTGTGCCAGATGATTATCCCACCACAAAAATTGATCCAGGACAATCATTACTAATTCCAAGTGGTATTAAGGCAGAAGTTCCTACAGGTCATGCACTAATAGCATTTAATAAATCTGGAGTAGCAACTAAACAAGGACTTATGGTTGGAGCATGTGTAGTAGATGAAGACTATGAAGGAGAAATACATCTTCACATGACTAACACATCAAACAATGCTCAAAAAATTACATCAGGTCAAAAGATAGTTCAGTTTATTCTTTTACCAATTAATTACGCTGAAGTAGAATTAGTATATGAGTTACAATCAAGAAACACAGAGCGTGGTTCAAAGGGATTTGGATCAACTGGCCTATAAAGAAAAAAAACTTAATAGAGTATATCTAAACATGGCCAAAGAGGTATCTTCGCTATCTCATTGCACCAGAGCAAAGGTTGGAGCAATACTAGTAAAAGATAATAATATAATAGGATTTGGATATAATGGAACTCCAACTGGCATGGATAATTGTTGTGAAGATGATCAAAGGAACACTAAAGATCATGTCATACATGCAGAAATGAATGCTATACTAAAAGCGGCAAGTTCTGGATATGCAGTAAACGGGTCCACTCTTTATTTAACTTTATCTCCTTGTAAAGAATGCTCAAAACTTATTTTGCAATCAGGTGTAAAAAAAGTTATATATTTAGAAGAATATAGAGATAGATCAGGAATAGAATTATTACAACAATTTATATCAATCGTAAAACATGAAATTTAATAGTCCAACTGAAGCTTTTGAAATTTTGTTTAAAGATGTTATTTCCACCGGAGAAGAGTTTGCTGGAACAAAGGCAAAGTTTAACGTGTCTTTTACAGTAGATAATCCAGAAGAAAAAGTAATAAAAACTGAAAAGCGAAAGTTTAAAGAAGACTATGCTGAGTATGAATGGAAATGGTACCAGGAAGGAAATAGAGATGCTACTGAGATAGCTGCTCGAGCAAAAATCTGGAATAATATGATGATTCCTGGTACCAAAGACGTAAACTCTAATTATGGATATTTTTGGAAATACAACAATCAATTAAATAAAGTTATTAACGAATTAAGATTGTATAAAGAAAGTAGACGTGCAGTAGTTGCTCATTATCTTGTTCATGAAATAGATCAATATAAGTATGATACTCCATGTAATTTAGTTCTTAATTTTTATATAAAAGATGATTTGTTGCATTTAACAGTTTTTGCTAGATCAATAGACTTAGTTTATGGATTTTGTAATGATCAATACACTTTTGCTAGATTAATGGAACAAGTCTCAGATAAGTTAGGTTATCGTATTGGAACTATGCATTGGTTTATTACAAATCTACACGTTTATCCAAGACATTACGAATTACTTAACAAGATATAAGATATATTTATTAAAGATAATAAAAAATAAAGTATGAATAAAGTATATTATTTTACAGCTACTTGGTGCGGACCATGTAAAACTCTTAAACCAATAGTGCAACAAGCAATTGCAGAGACTGGAGCTAACGTATCTATCATAGACGTTGACATGGCTCCTGAATTAGCAGAAAAATATCAAATAAGATCAGTACCAACAATCATTGTATTAGATGATGCTGGCATGGTTATGAAACATCGTTCTGGAGTTATGTCTAAACAAGATGTCATAAACCTAATAACTTAAAAATGAAAAAAGTATTACTAGTCACGCTTATTCTAATTATTCCAGTTTTATTATTTGCTCAGAAACCATTAAGAGAAAGAGTTAGTATTTACTCTCCTATATTTCATATAGTATATAATGAAAAGTTTCAACAACCAATGTTAATTGAGTATACAATCACTTGTGTTAATGGAACAGCATCAAGAGCAGGAATGGATTTTTATAAAGTAGACTCGGTAATTACTTCAGACGCGGCTGATTATGTAAATAATGTATATGATAAAGGACACATGGCTCCAGCAGCAGATTTTAATTGTTCTCCAGTAACTCTTAAACAAACTTTTAGCTATTTAAATTGCGCATTACAAGATCAATACTTAAATAGAGGAGCTTGGAAATTTTTAGAAGAACACGAAAGATCTTTAGCTAAACAATACGGAAAAATAGAAGTTACTATTGTTCTAGAGTTTACTGCTCCACTTAAAGTTTTACCGACTGGAGCCACAGTGCCAACCGCATTTCGTAAATTAATATACATACCAAAAACTGAACAGTCAATTGAGTATTATTTTAAAAACGAAAAACCAACAACAACTGACTACAATAAGTTTTTGTTTAAATAGATCTTTGAATTATGGGCCTGACTGGAATTGATCCGGTTGTTGAGGTGACACTACATGCAGAGGGACGTTCTATAACCTCTTTAATCTCTGAACAAAAGATAAACGCAGAAGAAATCTCTTCTTTCACTTTCGAAGATGCAATGTCTTTCGTTGGTGCTGACTACGCTTTAGCAGCCTAGTCAAACCGGGTGAGTAACCTAGGAACAGAACTACTCCGAGTATTCACGATCGACTCGTTAAACAAGGACTGTGGAAAAGTTTTCTTGATAGTCATAAAATCAAGTGGTGGAATTTGGCCCACCATAACGGGTCAGCCCCTACGGTGCAGATGAAAGAACCGGTTATCTAAAGGTTAACCTAAAGAGCCAAACGTCATATTCATCAGTACTAAGCATGTGATACGCTAGTGTTATTGTCGCTATCGGAGACGAGAGTTCGAATCTCTCCAGGTCCACCATAGGTTTAGAATTATACATATTTATATTAAAATTATATATGGATAATCTAAATAAATTTATTCCACTATTTTTAGATGGTGGATGGGTTGTCTTAATCATAGGAGGAGCTGGAATGGTTGCTAGATTAGCTACAAGTAAAGATCCAGAAGATAAGACAAAGACTAAAATAATAGGAAATATTATTGCCGCAATGATTGCGTCTTTAATAGCGTGGTTTATTTTAGAACAATTTAGTATTCCTGCAATGTACAAAGCAATTGCGTACGGCTTAGTTGGTTTAAACTCTCCAGAGATTTTAACTGGAATAATAAAGATGTCTACTTCGTTTGCTCAAAACCCTATGGAGTTTATTAAACAAATGAAAACTATGGCTAAACCATCAGCAAAAAAGAAAAAAATTAAAAAAATAGATTAGTATGAAAAATTCATGGTTAATGGTAGTGCTAACAGTTATAATAATCTCTGTAGCAGTTTTTGGAAGATATGTTAACATAAAAATAAATGAATCAGCTACTTTAGTATCAGATGATATATTAGCGTCAGTTCCACTCTTATCTTATAGATTTGACTACTACGGAACAGTGTTAGATAATTCATTTTCTGAAGGTTACTATAGCATTAAAACTTTAACACAAAATAAAGAAAAAATAGTTAACACTAGAGAAATTACTCAAAAGTATTGGGATGATTATAAAAGTACAAAGTTAACTAAATCTGAAGACTCTGCTATGAAAATAGTAGATGAAAAAATGGTGTCCTTAGATAAAGAGATAGATGTGATCCTAGACATTTTAACGCTAGATTCTACCGCTGCAGATTCTCTAATAAAAATAGGAAATATTCACTCTAGGGCACTAGATATCGCTGATAAGGTTGGTTATTTACTAGATCTACAATATTATATAGGAAAAGCTGAATTGGAAGATATGCTAAAATTAGTTAAAACGTTTGATCAATTTATAATGATTGCTTTAGGATTATCTGTAGTATTATTAGGATCAATTTTATTTTTAGCATTCGTACCAAAAAAAGAAAGTGAACCTATACGAAAACCAGCAACAGTTAAAAAACCTGCAGTTAAAAAACCTGTAGTAAAAGAACCTATTGAAAAAACCATAGTGTCAAAAAAATAATATTCACTATAAAGTAATATTTTTTTTAGAATAAAATAAGTTATAAATTTAACTATTAATAAAAACAATTAAAATGAAAAAATCAGTTATTGCAATCGCTTTAGTTATGTCTTTAATCTCTTGTGGTGGATCAAATGAAACTTCTACAGAAGTATCAACTTATGATTCTGCAAAAGTAGATAGTTCTGTAACAGCCGTAGATTCTACAGTTTCTAAAATTGAAGATGAAACCCCTGTAGTAAACGTAAAATAACATAAATAAACTTGTTAAACTAGTATTTAATGTAACGTTTTACATATTTATTAATGAAATAACATGGTTGTATATGAAAATATACAGCCATTTTTTTTATAAAAATTAACGCGGTGTTTAACATTTTTAAAGATAGTAATGATATAAATGAAAAATCTGTTATAGGATTTATATCTTTTTTAATAATGATTGTGTTTGCGTTGTGTGATATAATTACTGGATATTTTGGAAAAGAATTAATTGTCAATGAATATATATTTAATGCTTTTTTAGTTATGACTTTAGGATGTTTTGGTATTTCTTCAATTGATAAATTTGCTAAGAAAAAATAACTATGTCTGATAAAAAAACTTCTGCCTCTGAAAGTATTGCGAGTACTATAAAACCTCCAATAACTTTTAAAGAGTTTTCTAAAGATCCCGTAAAAGGGTTGTTATTTATAGTTATTATAGCTATAGGATATATGTACTATGATGGAAAAATAAATTACACTGAACAAATAGAGACTCAAGGTAAAAAAATAGTTTTGTTGGAATCAAAGATAGATCAACTATCAGATCAATTAAGAAGATCAGACAGCGCCTTATCTGGAGCAATATCAAAAATTACCGTACTTCAAGAATTAGGAAAAATACAATGAAATACTACACAGTAATTATCTTATTAGCATTTGTTAGTTGTACAAGATCAATCGCTGACACTAACGAATCAACAAAAAACGCTGAAAACTTATCTTCAATAAATGATACTAAAAGCACAATAGACGTAGATAACTTAATTAAAAAAAGCAAAATAACAAAGCGCATTGCTGATAGCATAAGTAAAATGTCAGACATGGCTGTTAATAGAAAAGTAGATAGACAAGTTAAAGTTATGACTGTTTTAAAATATAAAGTAGTTAAACTAAAACAATCAAATGAAGTACTTAAAGTTGAAATTGACAGTCTTACTAACATTGGTAAGCCTTATAAGTTATTGCCAATATCCTACAGCGAAGACCATAGGTAAAGACTCAGTAGTAATAATAACTACTAAGCAGGCAGAAAAAATAAATAAAATTCATACTAAATTATTAGATAGCATTGCGATAGTTAAAGACGAAGCTTATAATTTAGCTTATTATAAATTAGAAACTGTAGATAAATTGTATGATCTTGAAAATAGACTAGATGCTTACAAAGCTTATGTTGACATTAAAGACAAAGAAATAGAAACACTAAAATCAAAAAAAAGAAGTCCTATACTAGTAACTATGTTGCTTTTAATTGGATGGACACTATATACAGGAATTCAAACGCAAACTACAAAATAACACCAAATGATAAAAAAAGTTTTAATCTCAATAGTACTCATTTATGTAGCATCTGTATTTTTACTTGAAAGCGTAATAATTATATTAGAATGCTTAGGAAAATTTAACGGCCTTAAACAAGCTACATTAAACATGTTAAAACTAATAACTTTTAATTAATAAATCAATATAAAATGAAACCAATCACAGACAAAGTAATTGCTCTTATTTCAGCATTAAAAGGCAAAAAAGCCAATGTTGTTATTGCAGCTATCGTATTATTTGTATTAGGAACTATTGCAGTTAAATATGGCTATATTCCTGAATCTATGTTGAATATCAACGTAATAATTGATCAAGTGAGCACAGTATTTGGCAAAGATTCTGCGACTGCTGTAATTGACAGCTTACCTAAATAATTTACGATAACATAAGTATTTATTTTTTGAATAAATAGAAACAATGATAGTTAAGTTACAAAATATTATAATTATTGTTCATGAAAAATTTTAAAGCTATCATTGTTTCTGATATTCATTTAGGAACTAAATATTCTAAGTGCGAAGAATTTTTAGAATTTTTAGACACGCATCCAACAGATCTTTTAATTTTAAATGGAGATATTGTTGACGGATGGGCATTAAATCGTGGAAGTAAGTGGAAAAAAGAACACACAAAAGTTTTAGGAAAAATTTTAAAACTTTCAAATAAGATACAAGTTATTTGGATTAGAGGTAATCATGACGAGTTTCTAAGTGAGTTTATAGGATCACATTTTGGTGGCATAGAGTTTAGAGAAGACTATGTGCTAAGATATCAAGAGTGGGTTGAGTACGACACGTTTATAAATAAGTGTTATTATATATTTCATGGAGATGTAATAGACATATTCATAACTAAATATAAATGGTTATCTAAGATAGGATCTATAGGATATGATTTAGCTTTATGGCTAAACAGACACTATAACATTTATAGAAAATGGAGAAAACTTCCTTATCAATCAATTTCAAAAAAGATTAAGGAAAGCGTAAAAACTGCTACAAGTTACATAAATGATTTTGAAACCACAGCTTTAAAGATGTCTGAAAAAAAGGGATGCGATGGAGTTATGTGTGGCCACATACATCAACCTGAAGATAGAGTAATAGATGGTAAAAGGTATTTAAATTCTGGAGACTGGGTAGAAAATATGAGTGCTATATTAGTTGATTATCAAGGAAAAGCATACTTATATAAAAAATAAACAATGAATAAGTTACTAAACACTCTTTTAAATTTTAGTGAAAATAAAAAAATTCATTTCGAAAAAGGTATATATTGGGGAATCATAGTATTTTTACTTTTTATATACGTTATATCTTAATTTATGAAAAAGTTTATAACACTACCTACAATATCAATTTTAATACTATTACTATTATTGGCCTCAAATAATCTTTTTAAAAAAGAAAAAAGCGTTAAAGGTCCTATAATAAAAGTAGATGGAAAAAAGTACGAAGTAATAAAACACATTATAGACACTTTTGAAATAATAAAAACTGACATAGTTGAAAGAAAAGGTGAAGATATATATCACGAAGTTATAGTTCATGACACAATAGAAAAGTTTCAACCAATAGATACTTTATTTATAATAAGAGATTACCTATCAAAGTACGTTTATAAAGATACGTTATTTCTCAAAGATAGTTTAGGAATAGTGTGGGTCACAGATACAATTTCAGCAAATAAAATTTTAAGTAGAACTTGGTCTTATAACATAAAAGAAAGACTAGTAAAAGAGACTACTATAGTAAAAGAGTTACCAAAAATACAACTCTACTTTGGATTTAATGCTAGTTTAAATAAGCAAGACTTGTTTCAATCTGTAGGATCTGGATTAATTTTAAAAACTAAAAGTGATAAATTATTTCAAGTAAGTCTAGGACTTAATAATCAACTAAAACCTTTTGTTGAAGGTGGACTATACTGGAAAATAAAATTAAAAAAATAGTCTGTAACTTCAAAGATTAACATAAATAGGATGTGAAATATGTTTATATTTAATAAAATAAACTAATGCAAAATTCACAAAATCAACCCCAAGTAAACGTTCCGTTTAGTCAAACCACTGCTCTAGAGTGCGAAAACTGTGGTAGTGAACTATTTCAAGAAGTCTTAATGGTTAGAAAAATATCTAGAATTTTAATAGGAGCTCCACAAGATATGCTACAACCTTTAGCAATTTTTGCTTGTGTAAAATGCCATCATGTTAATGAAGATCTAAGACCTAAACAAGAAAATCAATAAAACTTAATTTATGAAGTGTTTAAAAAGTTATAAGACAAAAGACATTATTAGAATTTCAAATAGCAAAGCTGAAAACATGGTTGGCTCTGATTGGAAGTATGTTTCTAAATCTGAATGGAAAGCTGCAACTAGAAAAGTTGTAGAAGAAGTACAAGCTGAAACTCAAACAATTGCTGAAAAACAGCTAAAAAGAAAAAAATCTAAGTAATGGGAAAAGAGCGTGAAGGTAAAACTATTTTATACAACGAATCAAATAGTCGCACAGTTCTTAAAACAGATAGCGTTGTAGATTCAGTAATTGATCAGCTTATAGATAGAGCTAGTGTAGGTAAAAAAAAGTATAATACTGACTTAGATAGAACAGACTTATCTACTCTAGATTGGCTAAATCATTTACAACAAGAGTTATTAGATGGTGCTAATTATATAGAAAAAATTAAAAAGGTTATGTATGGCAATAGAAAAAACGAAACCAACTATTGATTACTCTTACCAGAAATCAATTTCATATTCTCAATACTCTAAGTATTCTAGTTGTCAATACGCTTGGTATCTATCTTATGTAAAGAAAGAAAAGATATTTAAGCCAGGCATTCATCTTCTTTACGGTACATCATTGCATGAAACAATGCAAAACTATCTTGATGTGATGTACAACCAGTCAATAAAAGCAGCAGATGAAATAGATCTTAGTGCTTATCTTAAAGATAGAATGATTGCTAATTATGCTAAAGATCTAGAGCAATACAATAACGAACATTATTGTACTAAAAAAGAGTTTGTTGAGTTTGTTGATGATGGAATTGCTTCTATGGAGTGGTTTAAAAAGAATAGATCTAAGTACTTTTCTAAAAAAGATACTGAGCTTGTAGGAATAGAAGTACCAATACTTTTACCAGTGACTGAGTACTCTCCTAATGTTCTCATTATGGGATTTATAGATTTTATTCTATATCATAAAGCAACAGACTCTTACACTATTTTTGATATTAAAACATCTACTAGAGGTTGGGGAGACAAAGAAAAGAAAGATCAAACAAAGGTTAATCAAATACTTCTTTATAAACACTTTTACTCAAAAGCTTTATCAATTCCTGAAGATAAAATTAATGTTCAGTTCTTTATAATAAAGCGTAAAATATTTGAAAACTCTGAATTTCCAATGAAAAGAATTCAAGAGTTTGTGCCCGCAAATAAAACAAAAAAAGTTAAAGACGCTTATAATAGTATTGAGTCTTTTGTTAAAGAGTGCTTTACTCCTGACGCTAAATACAACACTGATAGAGAATACACAAAAAATACTTCTGCGTGTAAGTGGTGTGAATTTTCAAAAAGATCTGATCTTTGTGACAAAAAACATAATCTATTTAATGATTAATCTATAATTATGTATATTTATATATAAAGATACAAAGTAATGGAAAAGAAACAAAGATCAACTACAACTGTTAAACTATTTGAAAATTCATATAATGATTTTAAAATAATGACAGTAAGAACAAAATTAAATCTTCAGGATTTAGTTGAAAGATCTGTATACCTCTATTTAACTGATAGTGAATATAGATTTTTAATTCATAAAACAGTAGATATGAATTACACAGGAAGTGAATTATTAAACTCAATAGGAAAATAAACATTTATGGAAAGTAAGTTACAATCAAAAAAAATCCCAAAAGACCAAAGAAAAAAAATTCTTTTGCTTTGTGATGATATTAGAATGACTTCTGGTATTTCAACAATGGCAAGAGAAATAGTTTTAGGTACATCTCATCATTACAACTGGGTTAACTTAGGCGGAGCAATTAATCATCCTGAAGCAGGAAAAAGAATGGATTTAAGTCAAAGCACTAATGAAGTTGCAGGACTTGAAGATGCTTCAGTATTTTTATATCCATCAAGCGGTTATGGCACTCCTGAAACTGTTAGACAATTATTAGATATTGAAAAGCCTGACGCTATAATGTTATTCACAGATCCAAGATATTGGGTTTGGTTATTTCAAATGGAAAACGAAATTCGTAAAAAAATTCCTATTATCTATTTGAATATTTGGGATGATTTTCCTGCGCCTTTATACAATAAAGCTTACTATGAATCATGTGATACGTTAATGTCAATATCTAAACAAACTAAGCTTATTAATAAACTAGTTCTTGGAGATAAGGCAAAAGATAAATTGTTAACCTATGTTCCCCATGGAATTAATGAAAAACATTTTTATCCTATTAATGAATTTATGACAGTTGATTTTTCTAAATTAGAAGAAAAAAAGAAACAAATATTTGGTTTAGATCAACCTGAGTTTGTAGTATTCTATAACTCTAGAAACATTAGAAGAAAGAGTACGTCAGATTTAATTGCCGCTTACGCCTTATTTTGCGATAGTATTGGAAAAGAAAAAGCTTCTAAGTGCGCTTTGCTATTACACACACAACCTGTGGATGAAAATGGAACTGATCTTCCAGCAGTTATAGAGTTAATATGCGATCCAGAATACCAAAAGGTATACTTCTCAAATGATAGACTTGGAGTAGAAGACATGAACTTATTATATAATATGTCAGATGTCACTGCGTTAATCTCTTCTAATGAAGGATGGGGATTATCTCTTACTGAAGCCATGATGGCTGGCAAAATGATTATTGCAAATGTAACTGGAGGAATGCAAGATCAATTAAGATTTACAGATCAAAAAGAAGAATGGTTTACTCCTTCTCAAGAAATTCCTTCTAATCATTTTGGTCACTATAAAAATCATGGTGAATGGGCTATAGCAGTTTTTCCTAGTAATATTAGTATTGTTGGGTCTATTCCTACTCCTTACATTTACGATGACAGATGTGATTTTAGAGATGTAGCTAGAGCAATACAAGAAGTTTATGCGCTAGATCCAAAAGATAGAATTACAAAAGGACTTAAAGCAAGAGAGTGGGTAACTTCTGAAGAGTCTATGATGTCTGCAAAAAATATGTGTGAAAACGTAATTAACTCGATTGATACTACGTTTGAAACATTTAAACCAAGAAAAACTTTTGAATTAATAAAAACACAAAAGTTAGAAAGAAAATCAATTAAACATAAATTAGTTTATTAATATGAAACAATATTGCGTAATATCGTGTCCAATCGATACATACTCAGGTTATGGAAGTCGTGCTAGAGATTTAGTAAGAGCTATTCATGAATTAAAAAAAGATGATTGGGAAATACAAATCATAAGTCAAAGATGGGGAAATACTCCATGGGGATATATTAATGATCATCTAGATACATGGGGTTTTATAAAACCACTTATAAATACCTCTGGGCAAATAACAAGACAGCCTGATGTTTGGATGCAACTAACAGTTCCTAACGAATTTCAACCAATAGGTAAATATAACATAGGATTTACTGCTGGAATTGAAACAACAATATGTGATCCAAGTTGGATAGAAGGTGTTAATAGAATGAATTTAACTTTAGTGTCTTCTAATCATGCTAAACAAGTATTTCAAACGTCTGCTTTTGAGCAAAAAGACGATAAAGGAAATACCACTAAAAAAATATTTCTTGAAAAGCCTGTTGAGGTTTTATTTGAAGGAGTAGATCTTAATAAGTACTTTGAAATAGCTAATGATGATTTAGAAGAAACTGACTTAGTGTTAGAGCTTGATACTATAAAAGAAGAATTTTGTTATCTTTTTGTAGGACATTGGCTGCAAGGAGAATTTGGACATGATAGAAAAAACATTGGAGAAACAATACAACTATTTCTTGAAACATTCAAAGATAAAAAATCTAAGCCTGCTTTGATTTTAAAAACATCAGCTGTAGGATCTAGTATTATGGATAGAGACTCTATACTTGAAAAAATAGAAAGCATTAAGAGTTTTGTTAATTCAAAAGATCTACCTAATATATATCTTCTTCACGGTGAAATGGAAGACTTTGATATGAATAATTTATATAATCATCCAAAAGTAAAAGCTATGGTTTATTTTGGTCATGGTGAAGGATTTGGAAGACCTCTTTTAGAATTTAGTGTATGTAAAAAGCCAATCATTGCATCTAATTGGTCAGGGCACAAAGATTTCTTACTAGAAGAATTTACAGCTTTAGTTGGAGGACAAGTAAAACCTTTACATCCATCTTCTGTAGTAGCTAATATGCTTATACAAGAGTCACAGTGGTTCTATGCTGACACAAAATCATGTCAAGTTTTTATGAAAGACATGTACGAAAATTATAGTAAGTATTTAGATAATTCAAAAAGACAAGCTCATAAAAATAAGCGCGAGTTTTCTATGGAAAAAATGAAAGAAGTTATTAATACTTATTTAGATTTAATTCCAAAACAACAAGCACTAAAGCTTCCGCAACTTAAAAAAATACAATTACCAACACTTAAAGCACTATAAAATGAGGAGTCACGAATTTATAATTTGGCTAAAAGGATTCATGGAAGCTTGTAACGATTTTACTGCAACACCCAAACAATGGGATCGTATTAAAGAAGTGCTAAATGAAGTACAAGATTATGATGATAATCCTGGAATAGATGTAGAAATAGATGATTGGTTTACTAAAAAAGTAAATCTTGAACCAAATGGAACTTCTCCACTAAGATATACTGGCACTGTAGGTACTACTGGATATGTAAGTACTACTACAGCAAATTCATTCTCTAACACAGAAAAACAACAACTAAATGACTAGTCAAGACGCACTAATAGATTGTCCTCTATGTGAAGAAAAGTTAGCGTGCTACTCAACAAAAATTAATGAAACAAATAATGCATACCTATGTTTAGGATGTGGATTTGCTGGAAATGATTTATTAACTGAGGGTAATTATGATGATGAAGAGTATGAGTCTGAATTACCAGAATTATACAAAGCAATTAAAAAAGCAGATTATAAAGGAAGAGTGTGGTACCCTAATATTGTTAACTTAGGAATAAAAGGAATTGTATTTGCTTCTGGTACATCATCAGAAGACTGGCAATGGTTTGGAATAAAGAATATTGAGTTAACTGAAGAAGAGAAACAATCACCAAGATTCAAAGGTCAACAGTGGAAGTCAGATTCTACATCATTAACACCATTTGGAAAAGATTACCTAAGCGCTTTAGAGTACATTGAGGCTGATATTTAAATTCTAATATATGACAATAAGTTACGCAATACCAGTATGCAATGAACACACGGAGCTTCACAGGCTGCTAACAGTGTTATTCCAGTATAAAAGATTTTTAGACGAGATAGTAGTACAAGCAGATTTAGGAAATACAACTACTGAAGTGTATAAAGTATTAGATGAATTTAAAAGTAGTATTAAATTAGTAGAGTTTCCATTAAATGGAGACTTTGCTACTTTTAAAAATAATCTAAAAAGCAATTGTAAAGGAGATTGGATTTTTCAAATTGACGCTGATGAATCTTTATCTCCAGGATTAATTGCTAACTTAGATTTAATACTGCAACAAAATCAAAAGATTGATATATATTTACTACCTAGAATAAATACTGTTTCTGGATTAACTCTATCTCACATAGATAAATGGAAATGGAATGTAAATGAAAAAGGCTGGGTAAATTTTCCTGATTTGCAAACAAGAATACTTAAAAATATTGATAGCATTAAGTGGATTAATAAAGTTCATGAAGTATTATCTGGGTATTCTTCTTACGCAACTTTTCCTTTAGAAGAAGACTATTGTTTAATTCACGAAAAAAGTATTGAAAGGCAAGAAAAACAAAACAATTACTACAACTCAATTTAGTTATGAAAGAAATTTTAGAATTAGTAGACAAGTACATAAAAGAAAAACATTCAAAAAAATCTTGGAAAGCTGGAGAAGACTGGGTACAATACGCTGGTCCGTATTTTTCATCAGATGAATATACAGCTGCAGTAAAAAGCTTATTAAGTGAATGGTTAGTATTAGGAGCAGATGCAAATAAGTTTGAAACTAAATTTCCAAAGCTATTTGGTAAAGAGTATGGATTATTAACTAATAGTGGATCAAGCGCTAATCTTCTAATGATGTTAGCACTTACTTCTAAAAGAGGTCGTAATTTACAAAAAGGTACTAAAGTAATTACTCCAATTGCTGGATTTCCAACAACACTAAATCCAATACTTCAAGTAGGATTTACTCCAATATTTGTTGATATTGAATTAGAAACACTTAATTTAGACTTAGATCAAGTAGAAAAAGCTTGTATTAATAATCCAGACGCTAAAGTAATTACATTTGCTCATGTGTTAGGTAATCCGCCTAATATGAAAAAGTTAATGGAAATAGTAGAAAAATATCAATTAATTTTATTAGAAGATTGTTGTGATGCTTTAGGTACTACATATGAAGGAAAAGCATTAGGATCTTTTGGAGAAATGGCTAGTTGTTCATTTTATCCAGCTCATCATATGACAATTGGAGAAGGTGGATTTGTAGCTGTTAAGGATATTGAGACTGAAAGAATTATTAGAAGTTTTAGAGAATGGGGTCGTGGATGCTATTGTATTGGAAAGCAAAATCTTTTAGAAAAAGGATCTTGTGGATGTAGATTTAATAATTGGGTATCTTCAATTCCTGATGAACTATTTGATCACAAGTATGTATATGAAGAGATAGGATATAATTTAAAGCCCATAGAACTCCAAGCTTCTATTGGATTAGTTCAAATGGAAAAGCTAGAAGAGATAGGAATTATGAGAAGAGAAAACTATAAACGTTTATTTTCAGCATTCAATAAATATAGAGAGTATTTTCATTTACATGAAGCTCAACCTGGAGCTGATGTTGATTGGTTTGCTTTTCCTGTAACTTTAAAAGATACTGCTCCATTTAAAAG